GTTCCTTGGTCGTTCCGGCTGCAACACCCTGCTGCCGTCTTCGTTGAACCAGCGTTTCAAGAGCCTGTGTCTGATTACTTCCTTTACTTCTTTCATTCCCAATCCTTTGGTGAGTTCTCGAACACAGCCGCCGCAACCTCGGCGAAGTTGCAGAGGTCGCCCTCAAATGTCATCCCGGTAACGCTCGGATTCTGTCTGCAATTCAGGATCCGGACGCCGAAAGTGTTGTCACCTGGGATGAAATAATGCTCCAGGTTGGATTGGATGAGATAAGCGGATTCGCCAAATCCCATGCGATCATAAAGGCCTTCCCACGTATCGACGTCACGGCCTTGACTATCCTTCCTCCTGGAATAGACGCGCTTCATGCCGTGAACCAGCACGAGACTTTTGTCCGTATCGTATGCCTTGCGGATGAAGCTTTTGTAAAGCTGATTCAGTGATAGATAAGCCTTCTTGATGTCGGCAGCTGGATTGAGTTGCCCGAATTCAGCGAGCCGCATCAATTCCCACATCTGGTCTGCGCGGTCAAATACTATAGTGCGCACATCTTTGTGGTCGAGCGCTCTAAAGTAAGCATCGCGCACGTTGTCGTAATGTTTCTTGTAGCCGCGTTGGTCGGTGCTCCCGTCAAGCGGTGGAATGTTGTAATTAAAACCCCACAACTTGCGGCCTATACGGACGAATTTCTCGATCACGCCTTCCAAGCCGATGTCCAAATTGATGTAGGCCACCGGGTCTGGTGCGTTGCGTAACCAGAAGTCCGATTTGCCGGTGCGATCCATACCCTGCGTGCCGAATAACGCCCGCTGCGGAATGTCGGCTGACGGCAATGTAAATCCAGCCGGTAATGGTGGCACCGGCTGGAATGCGTGTTTCACGAATGCCATCTATTTGGTCTCCTTTTTTCTAAGCACGACCGGTGCATGTCCTGTAACCATCCGCCAATTTTCTACCAATTCTCGCTGCGAAAATTCCAGACGGTAAAGCCGATATCGGGCACCGGTCTGCTTATAGTCACCGTTCACCCAGAAAATGTGATACTGCGCCAACCTTGTGCCGTAAGCGTAGCAGTAACTCATCGTTTGCGTAAGCCACAGCCATTCGGCCTCTAAATCCTGCTCGCGCCGCATGCTCTTCCAGGTGAGTTTGAATTCGTGCACCACCGGCTCGCCCACCAGATCCACGAAGCTGAGGCCGTCCGGTGTGAGGTAAATGCCGTCCTTTTTGACTTCACCTGGGCGATAAAGCATGTCAACATGTCTCGGCGCGATCCAAGCTTCCCAGGCGATGCCCATGGCCACCCGCGCTTCACTGCCTTCGCTATCGGCTGGCTCGGCGCTTTCCTCTTTTAAAATGTTGGTAACTAGAGCGATGTCCCGCGTGATCTCGGTCAAATGCAAACCCGGCGTACGCGCATCGTCGCTAGGACTGCCATACAGAGGAATCCGATACGGTATCGGTGTGATTTTCGGCATGGCTGTCCTTTACGGTCATGACTCTTCGCTGATTTTGACGGCGAAAATTTTCAGACCAGGGTTTTGGTCGCGCAAATGTTGAGCATCACCCAACGATTCCACGGCGACACCCACTGTATCCAGAATCGACTCTTTGACTACTTGTTCATCATTGGATACGACGTACACTGTCGTCATATGAGCCCCTTCCTTAAAACTGGATTGAGGCCCAAGGTCCGCTCGAACCATTAAAAGCTGGGCCTCAACCCAAGACCGCCCCTAGGCTGAGAAGGCGGCCAATTCGATCAACCGACCTTTATGATTTCATCGCCGCTTATGACGTAGCCGTCACGGATACCCATCAAGATCGGTTCAAGTACGTTGTTGTCCTGAAATGCCTTCAACGCCGAATCCCGGACGCCAGCCACCAGACCAGCCGCATTCATTGCTTTGAAGACTTCGACGCGACATTTGCTGCGGTTCACTGCCTCGTCGCCCAATACAGTAACGAGGAAGGATTGCAGTATCTCTGAAATGTCGCCGCTCTGCGTATCCACGGTAGCGCCGTTGACTGGCCTAGCCGGTGCCGCTGCTGCTGCCGCTGCTGCCGGTTTGGCTGCAGCTTTAGCCGGTGCCACTGTTCCTATTTTCTGCCACGGCAGCCGGTGGATGATTCTCGGCACGGCCAATGTCTTTGGGAAATCGGATGGTTGCGCGTTGACCGTCTGTATCAGATTGGATCTGCTGTTGGGAATGTTGCGTTCAGGCTGATTGATGATATGCAGCGCCACGTCCATATTGTCCAGCACCGAGAAGTCGTTTTGCAGTTTGTCCTCAGGGAATCCGGCGTTCACGAGGTTGGACAGGTAAAGCCAGATGTTGCTGGATTCGGAAAGCTGAACTGAGCCGGTTAACGACACCAATTGCTTGCCGTCATCGCTCGGGCCGTATTTGGACGCGTCGCCGAGAGTGTAATACTGATAAAGCACGTCATCGGAGACCGGTTTGCCGCTGCTGAGCCCGACGAACGCTATACGGAGAAACGGTATCAATTGATTCGCCTTGCCCTCATAATCCCAGAGTACGATGCGATGCTCCAGGCCCCGGTAATCGCCTGCCGGTAAGACGAACCCGCCGCCTTTCACAAAGTTGCTGAGATTAAAGTTAATCGCTTTGCCCACGTCTGTAGTGGCTGGTTGGGTCGCAGCCGCCGCTGTTCTGTTCGTTGCCGCCATTTCTATCCTTCTTTCTGGCCGCGCTCTAAGCGGCCCCTGTAACTATCGTATCAGACCGTTGTCTCGTAGTCAATGCCTTATTCAAATAGTGGCCTCGGTACCGCATTCACAGGCTGATACCGCGCCAGAAACGTCTTGGACAGCAAGTACTTGTATTTCGGAATCGCCCACTCGGCTTGATCATCGACTATGAAATCTTCGCACCAATCGTCATCGGCTCGGTCGCCGCGACCGGCCTGCTGTTCTAATTTCTGCGTCATCAGATAAGGACCGTATTCTCTGTCGGCCTCCTGCCGAGCCTTCATGACTTTGCTCCTGCCGTCAGGGAATGGCATCTTAGCGTGAATTTGCCACCGGCATTCGTCGTACGGAAAGTCGTAGCCAGTCCCGACAGCCGGTGAGATCAGTGCGACTGGCGGTATCGTTGCGCCCATCGCCTTGTAACGCTCCACAACCTTAGCCACCGGTTCCTTCCTATTTTTAGCCGACACAATGTCCATGCGGTTCAAACTCTGGATGATTTCTTCAGCCCGTTCATAGCTGTGCGTATGAATAATGCCATTGCGATTCAGCATCATTCTCGTCATGCTGATTTGATCGATGCGCAGCAGCCACTGGCTATGATCCTTCTGATGATGAACCATGCGTTGTGTCGGAACCCAATAAATCGGCGCAAGCTGCGGATCGAATACCGGTGGGTGATCCACGAATTTGAAATCGCGGCCAGCCACGCCGAGAATGAACATGGTCTTGGGCCGGATGCCAGCGGAGACCAGAACCACTTTGGGAATCTTAAGGAACAGATATGACTCCGAGTACCGTCCGACGCGGATCGGATCAAATTGATAGCCCTCGTCGGTCACGTCCCAGACCCAATCCTCAGCTTTAATCAGCGCCAGCATACCCAATTTTCTTGCCAAATTCTTTAAATGCTGATAGGTCCGCACCCAGGACGGTTTAGGGTCGCGGCTGCTCTGGATGTGCGCCCAGGCTTCCATCATCACATTTACCGCAATTGGCCGGACCTCTGCGGCCCATTTCTTCCACACATGATTGGTCAGATCCTTTTCAGGCGGAAATCGTAGCTCGAGCATTTCCTCGATTTCGTGCACCGAAAGCCTGATTTGAAGGGCGTTGCCCAGCCAATCCGGTGCCGCGTGCGCTTCGTCGAACACGACCATGTTGAACGGGCCAAGACCGTTGCCGTATTTGTGCTGCATGATCCAAGCTGAGTAGTTGGTCAGGACCAGCCGCGCCGCTCGGGCCGCATTGTAGGCTCTGGTGTATGGGCACTGTGGCGTTCCCTTTTTTGGACATTTGCCCTGGTGGCCGTCCTCGCAAGTGTAGTCCGGTTTGTAGTCGCACGGATAGGCGGCTTTCCCTCTGATGTCCTTCATGCCGATCGACTGGAATTCAGACTGAATCTGGTTCTGCAGGCCCTTGGTTGCCGTAACAAACGCGATGCGGCCCCCGTTTGGATGCAGGATCTGCGCCAATTCTACATAGAATCCGGTCTTGCCACTCCCGGTGGGCATGTTCTGAGGGTTGAACCGAAGGTCCGATTGAAGGGCCTCCTCCAGTGCATAGGTCTGCGACGGACGCCGCGTGTGGAATTTACCGGGCAGGCCGGATTCGACCGGCGAGCCCGGTATGGGATACGCCGTCATACTTCCTGATTCATCACCGACAATCCGACACCGGCAGCCATGGCCTTGGGCGGATTACTCAGTTCCAATTTTTTGATTTGGGTTTCCAGAAAGACCATGGCCCGCTGCAAGTCTTTTATTTGTTCCGTCGCATCCGTGACCTGTTGGCGCAGATGTTGGATGCACGGCCCGTGGTGTATATCAAAATGCTTGATGCGTGTCCATTCTTTGATGATTCTGTGGTCATGGCCTTTGGTTTCGCTGTAGACGTCGGTTAACTCTGCGCCGCAGATGTCACACGCGCCCGCTATTCGCGTCGTTCCTACTTCAGGCATCCTTTCGCCTCTTTCTGTTGGGGGAGGTGTTCCTGCAACCGGAGACCTGATGGGGAGGTCGCGGCCCGGCGCTCCTCATCCCACCGGCTATTAGATCAGATCGCTTGTCCCAGAGTCAATAGGTGCCGCCACTAGGTCCGCGCCCAGGTATCCGGCCCTGGTGCGCAGGATAATTAAGTTTGGGCATATAAGCGAGAGGCCCGTCCGACGCGGGTCAGATACCCTACTTGACAACGACAACGCCCACTGCTATCCTAGGGGAGGCGGGGCTGCGGGGAAGGCGGGTGCAAAACGATGGCAAACAGCAAACGACAACGCGAACTCATTAAAAGCATTGGCTGGCAAAAGCTTGTGCGCGGCTCCACGAGGAAACAAAAGCAACGCAAGCGAGCCACCTTCGATGATTTCACGGACGTTGCAGGCCCGCCAACAATTCTGGATCGTGGAATTGTTGAAGTTATACGCCATGAGGGCCAACTGGCCGATGAAGCTATTCGCCGCATCGACGTTTGGTACCCGGAAGCCGGTGATCCGGTGATTGTCAAACGTCCTGATGGGCAACGGCGAACCGGCGTTTTGGTCAGGCGCATGGGCCGCTATTGCTGGGTCAGAGATTTCAAGAGCAGAAAGGTCATCACTACCGACATTGCGTCTGTGAGGCTCAATCGGTGATGATCATTTATGTTCTAATCATCACCACCACAATCACGACCGCGCTTTACGTCATCATCCGCTCTGTAGCAGAAAGCAACATGAACTTGCACGCCAAAATGGTCATCACGGCGTCTGTCGTTGCGATTCTGACCGCGTTCATGGCCCTGGTTTACGTGATCTGGCGTGCAGCCGTTGGCGCTAATTGACCGGACCCGGCTGGCCGTGCTCCAATTGAAGTATGGCCACATCACCGACAGTGACGCCGACGTCCGACGCCAGCCTGCGGGAAATGTCGCGTGGCACCGGAGTCTCGGTGTCTCATTTAAGCCGGATTTTCCGTGGAGAGCGGACGCCGAGTGTGTCCGTTTTGATCAGGATGACGGGTTATTTGGGAGTGCCGATGGAGGAATTAGCAGTTACCTTCGCCCTAACACGAAGCCAGAACCGGGCTGACCGTAAGAAGCATAAACGGAAAGCCCGGTCCCGGCTCTAGTTGTTTAAATCAGCGGTTACCACGGACATGGGTTACAGTCCGGTAGCGGGCCGCCATCTTTCAAGCGAAACGGCTCATCCGGTCCAGGCGGCATTGTCGGGCCGTGTGTCACCCAAACCGGCTCATCTGGTCCAGGCGGCATGGTTGGGCCGTGTCCGATGTATGGATCACGGTATGCGTTCAATTTTTGAGCGGCTGTAACGCTGATCAAACAGACGCCCATTGCGATTATCAATTTTCTCCGCATTGATCTCCTTTCGCTTCAAAGATGAAGCCTCTATAAATGGCCGTCCTTCTTGGCAACCGATTCGGCCTCATTGAGCTTTTCACGTAAATTCAACACCCAGTCTTCAAGGTCTCGCACGTTGAATTGATTGTATGTGTCGATTAACCTCTTGACACGTCTAAATTCTTCCAACTGTAGATCGATCTCGAATCCTGGAGCTATAGTTAAAGTGTTGTAGTCCCACCCAGGCACCGGGCCGGTCCATTTGATGTATTCATCGCGCAATTTGTCCGGCACTTGAAGTCGTTTGCGCACGTCATAAAACACCATTAACGCATCGACAGGCTCATTGCTCTGAGCCCCAAGCACGTTACTTAAACCAATCCTCTGATGCATGGTTAATTTGATGTGATAAGTA